CCTTTAACTAATGACATTTTAATTAAAATATCCGTTAGCATCTTAAGAATCGATTTCGTAAAGTCTTTGAAATTGGCTTCACCTTCAAATAATACGTTGGTTAACTGGCTACTAAATCCATTAAGCGCCATAGAGGTAGCATTTTGTATTTGAGTATTAACATCAAGAGCCGTATCTTTATAATTACCCCATGCCGTTTGGGCTCCCGCTAACCAATCAGCCCGTTTTTGATCTTCAACTTCATAGGTTTTTTGTTGCTCAGCTAACATATTATTTAGCTGTGGGTTCTCTTTTTGTCCCGCAAGAAGTTGAGCGCGTTCTAAGTAACGTTGTTGCTCTCTTGCTGACTTGCCCATACTTTCTTCAATCGCTTTACGTTTTTCCGATTGTTGAACAATGTATTTATCAGCCTGATCTTGCATCTTATTTAAGCGCTCTTGTAAGGCGACTTCATCACCCACTAACGCAAGTTTTTCCTTTTGAGCAAGAATATTTTCTTTATTTGATAATAAAGATTTTTCGGCGTTAGTTAATCGGCGTGTCAATTGCGCTTGTTCTAAAATTGCAAATTGTGCCTGCTCTTTTTGAAAATCCTTGCGTTGTTGGCTAATAACATCATTAGCACTTTGATGCTTTTTAAGCATTTCTAACTGGGCTTGCAATGCAAGTAAATCACGAGAAGCTTTTTCTTCTTCTCGATTACCTGTGGGTACCACATATCCTTTACCTTTCCCAGTACCCGGCATCTGGCGATCTCTTAAACGAAAATTAATCATCGCTTTTGCTTCTTCGTACTGTTTTTGAGTTAGGCTATGCTTATCCTGTTCTAATTCTGCTAGTTTTTGTAACCGCTGAGTCTCCCAACTGAAATAGCTTTTCCATTTTTCTTGGTTTCTAATCTGATTAACCTTGAATTGTTCACTATCTTTAACCGCTTGAGCCTGTGCATTTTTAAGATCTTGTTCGTATTTCTTATTTTCCAGCTCTTTAATTACTTTTTGTAATTCTCTCCCTTCATAGCTATTTTCCATTCCGTGAAGTTGCAGTTGATATAGTTGTTCTTTATAAGTGGTTAGTTTCTCTGTAACCCCTTTATCTCTTCCTATATCAAGCATTGCGTCCCAAGCTTTTTTTGCCTCCCGTTGAATATTAATCCATGCTGATTCAAGAAAACCTAGGCTATCAGATATATCATTAGCACCGTCATTAATAGATTGTGCATAAGCATCAATCGCCAGCTTAGCTGCTTCGGTTTTATTACCTTGCAATTCGAGTATTCGAATTTGTTCTAATTGGGATGCAGTGAGGTGATGATTCGCTTTTTCTAATTCAAGCGACATTTGAAGCGGTTCATCTTGCAGACGTTTAAACTGATCAATAGTGGTATCAATCGCCTGGCCTGTGATGTAATTCATCTGTGCGGCCGCTTTTGAAACACGAGAAATCTCATTATTCGAAAATACGCCAGTACCGACGACGCTTGAAATGGATAATGCCATTTCACCACGCGTAATTCCGCCACCCGCTAGGGTTCGCGCCATTTCGTTTAATTGGCTCGCTGATTTATCGGCGTAGTTACCGGTTAAAATCAGTTGTTTATTAAACTGAGAAAATTCTCTTTCTGCATCATAGGCTAGCTTTGCAACGCCTGTTAAACCTGCCGTAATTCCTCCCCAGATACCACCACGAACCAATGAGCCCATATTAAATGAGTTGGCAATACCCTGAAGACGACCAGCTAATGACTTGCTGTTTTTATCAAACTCTTTGGTTTCTTTGCTCAATTCAGATAATCGACGAATATAAATTTCTGCTGAAGAGCTGACACCTAACTGAGACGCTTGATAACGCAACATCTGTTCACGACTTAAGTTTTGAGTAGCAACTTGCTCTTTTAGTCGCTGAATAAATCGCGTTTTTTGTTGCGTTAGAGACTCTTCTTCTCGGCGCAACTTCATTGACTCTGAGGTAATGGCAGAAATCAGTGTCCGATAGTCTTGTTGATGGATAGTGCCCTTTTTTACCTCTTGATTAAGCTGAGCTTGAATGGTTCTTAATGCCGACGTTCCTCCAGAAAGTCCTTTAACTGCTTCAATCTGCTTAAAATATTTTTCAGTATTTGCATCTTGTTGATCTTGTATCGCCTTTATTCTTGATTTAGTGACATTCTGAATTTCAGCGAACTGCTCACCTGTAATTTTTAGCTTGTTATAAGCCTTTGTTGATTTATTTAAAACCTCTGTGAGTTGTTCAAGTGCATCTCTCGTTTGCCCAACACTTTGAGCTTGCTCTAAAAAAGCATCAGCTTGTTTGCGTGATTCAATAGCTGAGCGCGCCTCTTCCTGTGCGATCCGCTGATAATAATCAGCCCGTTGTTGTTGAGAAATTTCTTGTTGATTGTTAAGTTCTTGAAGAGACTGCGCAGTACTCTCTGCTGAACTGCGAGCAGTTTGCGCTTGTTGTTCAACCAGTTGAGCCATACGTCGTTGACTGGCTTCGGCTTTTTCTGCGGTTTCTTGGAGCTGACGTTCAACTCGCCCCATTTGCTCTTTAAAATCGGCTGTTTCAGCCCCTAAATTAATCGTTAGATCCGCTATTTGTTGGCTCATATCGTATTCCGCCCGCTATCCCTTCACTTACCGCCATCATGATTTCATCGTCCATATCAACAGCAGGTTTACGTAACAACACACTAAAATCCTCTGGTGATAAGTCTTTACCACCACCAAAAACACTGGCAACCGTGAAATTAAGACCAGAAAAAGCATGATCGATAAATTGAATGGTGAAGGGAGTTTCATTAAAGAAGTGTAACCAATCAGCGAGCTCGGTCGCTGTCATCTCACTGAGCATTCTGCGCCAATCAGCACGTTTAAATTCATGTGATAGGCGCAGAATAAATTGATGTTCACGGGCAACTACTTTTCCAGTGGCTCTGCCTGAACATCACCTTGATGGTTTTCGCTTTCCGTGTTTTCAGTTTGAGCCATCCCGCTAATGACTAGGACTTCTTTTGCTGCTTTTCCAAGCGCCTCTGGTGGCCACTGCGAAAGCACTTCATGATAAACCTGCTCAATATCACGCGTTTCACCGTGTGCTAATGATCGAGACACTAACCAGGCATTCGATTCTGTGTTTGCACGAATAATGAGTGCTGTTTTTTTTATGCCTTCAGCCTTTTCAACATCTTCGTTTTTTTGAGATTGTTCGACCAAAAAATCAAAGTATTCAATACGCTGTAATGCTGATAACTCAAACAACTCAATAGTGTTATCACTATAAGTAAATTCTTTTTTCTTTAAAAACATATTATTACCTTTTATTCAGTGTCTTTTTTAATAACGGGCGCACTTTTTCCTTGCTCTGACGCTGATTTTATTTCTTCTGCAAGCGCAGGACGGCCACTGTTGGTGATCTTAATGGTACGAGTGATCACTTCTTTCGCAGGTACCGTTTTTCCAAGCGAACTAACCCAACCTCGATAAATATCGACGGCCCCATTGGGGTAACGAATGCGGTAGTGACGAACATCCCCTAGTTGGAACCAATCAACCAGATCTTTTTGACCTTGTTCACCCGGTTTCCATGCCAGCGTGATGTTGGCCTCACCCGCTGATTTTTCCCCCTGAGCAGTGGCTTTCCAGTCCGCATCTTCGTCATCAAGATAGGTATCGTCATAACTGTCTGCGGTAATTTCACCCGGCTGTAGCTCTTTAATTTTCGCCAGTCGTGTCCAATCCGTATCAGTAAACGGATCTTTTAATGGGTCTTCGGTACCGCTATAAATCCAAAGCGTGGTACCAGCACCCTTTACGGGTGCCAATGGGTTTGGTGTAGGCATAATGATTCCTTTTACATTGAATAATTAATTTGATAATGGAGATCGACCGACCCCCACAACCCCATTTCTTCATCACGATGGTAGTCGTAGCCGTTAGGGGTCATATTCTCGATAAGCTCGGACAGTGCGGGAATGGAGGTCAGCGCAGGATAAATCACGGCTTCAACCCATTTATCTAACTCAGCATCAGGGTTATTCGCACTGAGAAAAACTTCTATGTGAACAATTGCTTGCCAACTATCTTCATCGAGATTTTCACCTGTTGAAATAGCATCGGTGATGTACACCGCAATGGCTGGAAAGTCGTTTTCATCCACAAAAAAAGGGCGACCATCAAAGACTGTCACCCCATTGGCATGAGGCTCAATCGCCTCTTTAATTGCATGTCGGATCTGTGTATGTTTGATCACCAAACCCTCCCTTTTATATAAAGCCGTAACTGTTGCTTTAAGGCCGACGCCATTTCTTTGGGCATATCAGATTGAAGCAATTTCTCTGACTCTTCGGTGTAAGCTGTTGTTAGCGGTGTGACGAGCGGAATTTTCACCACCTCGATGGGATAACGGCTTTGACCAACTCGCTGAAGAATATGCCAACGGCCATTATCAAGCTGTTGAATAAAAGCATGAGGAAAAGAAAATCTCCCCACCTTCAAAACACTTCCAGCGCCTTTCTGATTACCTCGTTTTCTTGATAGCTGAACGCGCGCATTACCTAGGGCAATGGCCGGCAAATTACCCCGATTTATCACTAATCGAGCGCGAGGCGTTTTATAACGGCTACTCGCTCGATTAAGTCGAACACGTTGACGGATCAGGCGTTGAGGTACTTTGGTTTCGGCTGAAACCCGTTTAACACTATGGCTAATGACACGGCGAGCAACACGGTTAATCGCCATTGCCGTTGCTTTCGGGACCATTTCATCATTAATGCTATTCAGGTTTTTAATGGCTTGCGCTAACCCTTTCATATCACCCACCTATTTGATCCAAATATGTGGTTTACCATTAAACTTTTGGTGTCGAGTGACTTGATAGGCTTCCCCCTCAATTTCTACGGCGTCACTGCGCTTAGGGTGATATGTTGAAGAAAAAACAACATAGCTCACCCCGTCACCACTCATCGGTCCCAATTCAGGGATAAAGTGAGATTCGAGTGCTTGATAAAAAACACCATTTATACGGATGGGAACCCCCATCCGTTCTTCGGTCACGTTATCCATTCTTTTTACCAACCGTTCAAATGGATTCATCGTTTCCTACCTTATGGCGTACCCGCTGGTGCGAACACATTGAGTTTAATCGTGACATGTTCACTCGATGCATCCGCATCATCCCAAACCACACCGGCAGGTGTACCACCGGTATCCACCACGATATTGTCTTTAACAGAGGCCACTACCCCCGCTTTTAAGGCAATTCCCGTTTTCTTGTTCAGTAAGAAAACACCTTCTGCAAAACCATCACCGGTTTCGTTAGGTTGAATATCCGTGATCGCAACACAAGCAACCGCACCAACGTGTACCAATTGACCACTTTTAATGATCTCTTTTGTGTTGTTGGCAATTGCAATTGTGCCACCCTGTTGTACATAATTTTTAGCCATAAAAACTCCTTCCGATGCCGAAGCACCGGATTTTAGATATAAAAAAAGCCCATCAGGGCATCAGGATAAAACGAAGAAAAAAGACGTCTTACTTACCCGTCACTTTCAGTAGACCGCGATAATCAACTGGCGCTACACCCGCATCAATACGCACTTTTGTCGTGACACCATCAGAGGTAAAGCCTTCTAGTTGATCAATATACGGCACATCAATCCCATTTAAGTACGCCACTTCAATGGTGTCGCTACCTTGGCGTGAGGCCATATACCAATCTTTTGTACTAGCTTCATCTAACCGAGGTTCGGCGATAATTTCAGCTAAATCACGCACTGGATTAATGATATTGGCATTAACATCTGCGCCTTTCACACTACCCGATTTAACCACTTGGATAGCTTGTGTTTCCAGTGTGGTCGGTACCAACATAAATGCCGGACGAATATTGAGTGTTCGTTCGCCTTCTTTTTGTTGACGCATTGCAGTACGACCCGCACTGATGGTTTCTACATCCATCCCGCCCGTGAGCATGTTTTTATGATCGGTACTAAATAGTGCTTTTTTATCGCTCATTTTTTCATTGTCGATAAGTACCGCATACACCAAATCGCCGACTGTCGCTTTCGCTGCACGACCGAACTTCATTGGCACATCCGTCAGCATGTTCATATCATCATTGATGATAGCTTGACGGGTAATGCTAAATAACTCACCGTAGGTCGCCAGCGCGATGGTTTCGCCTTTATCATCGAGCGTAACGTACTTATACTCAGCACCTTCACGCACTTGACGTAAGGAAGGGAATGCCCCTAATCCCACACGATGTGCAGTTTTAAAGTCACTGAGTTGTCCTTTTTTCGTCCATTTCTCAAAGGTTTCGTCATTTTCTTCCCAACCAAGCAAAATCGCTTTATTCGCGACATCCAGCAGGATATTACCGAAATCAGAGGTGCTGTGCGTAAAGGCCATACCAATCATTTGCATCGGATTATACGTAGCCACGCCAACACCACGCTCCGTCAGTGATGCGCGTGCTAACTCACGCAGTGTCATGCTGTTATAGGCGTTATCTTTTTCATAATCCTGATAACCCGCACGCGCCATCACAGAGGCGCGCACACTGTCACCGACGATATTGCCGTTTCCTGCGTAAATATGCGCATTATCTTTATTGGATGGCTCAGGATTTTGTTGCTGTGCAATCGTATTGAGCAATTGCTCACGCGCTTTTTCAACAGAACAGTTCGCATCTGCTAAACACGTGATCATTAGCTCATTATGACGACCACCGAACATGGCAAATAAATCTTTAATGCCATTTAAGCGTATTTGCTCATCCGCATAGGTGGCGCTAGGCTGTGGCTCTGGTGAAGAATTTGGTTGAGGCTGTTGCGTAGGTTTAGTAGTGTTTTTGGGGGTAATTTGATTTTTAATTGCACTTGGCATAGATGAAAATTCCTCAATTCGTTTAGATGTAAGACTTGCCATTGCTTTCACTGGCTCAATCACTTTATCGGCGAAACCGTGTTCAACACACTCGTCACCATCAAGCCATGTTTCCTGCTCTAACATGGCGGTAATTTCTTCGGTTGTTTTCCCTGTTTTCGCCACATAAGCAGGGATTAATACGTTTTCTAACTTGTCGAGTAAGTCAGCATATTCACGCATATCATTCGCATCTCCCCATGAGACACCCCACGGTTTGTGGATCATCATCATGGCATTTTTCGGCATAATGACCGTATCCCCGACCATCGCAATAACTGAGGCCATTGAGGCGGCCAAACCATCGATATAAACCGTAATTGTTGCAGAGTGGTTTTTAAGTTGGTTATAAATGGCGATACCATCAAACACTTCACCACCGGGGGAGTGAATATGCAGATTGATATGACTGAGATTACCCAGCGAGATTAAATCTTCCGTAAAGCGTCTTGCGCTAATTCCCCACCCACCGATTTCATCATAAATATAGATATCCGCCGTTTGGTCTTCTTTAGCCTGCATGCGAAACCAGCTTTTTTGATTTACTGGCCCCGACATTTTAGGCATCATCATCGATTTCTTGTTGTTTAGCATCTTGTGCCCCTTTGTCATTAGCAGGATCAGTATCAAATACCAGTCCTAATCGTTTATTTTCGTCAATTTCGGTTTTACGACGACGTTTCACATCCGCAGGGTTGCCCCCTTTGGCGCGTATCCAGTCACTTTCTGTTGACGCACCACCGCGTAACAAGGTTTTCCAAGCCTCAGACTCTTTCTTCGGATCAATCCATGGCATCACAGGGCCACTGTAAACCGCATTAAACAGGGATTTAGTATCAACATCAGGAGGCACGGTGACCACACCACTGGCTATCGCCATTTTTAACCAATTGCGATACATCGGACGACTAATACCTGCCACAAAGGTATCTTGGAAAATGTTATAACCTTCAAATGACTCCACCAGCTCTTGTCGCTGAGCGCTATACGTACCGTTATAGTCACGGGCGATACTGGAATAACTCCCCCGACTGCCTGCAGAAACCGCGCGTAATTGTCCATTGCGAAACGATTGTAGGTTGGGGTTGGGTCGGTCTGATTTGATCATGCCGACTTCTTCACCCGGTTTTAAACCGTCGTAAATCATGCCCGGCTGAATATCAATATTACGTTGCTCATCTTCGTCATAGTCACCCTCAGGGAAAGATCCGGCATCGCCTTTTTTGATGTACATGCCTAATGAAGCTGCAATACGTGCGGAGGTTAATTCCGCATCTTCGTAATCTTTTAACGCACTTAAACGCATTAAGATCCCCGAAAACAAACTGACACCTCGCGCTTGATGGAGCCGACGAGTGAATTTCAGGTGCAACATATTTTCGGCATCAATGGTTTTGATATCCCCTAAATTGGCACTAAATTGAGGGAGATTTTTATATACCTGATACCCTGTGGGTCGCCCCCACTCATTGAATTTAATGCCTTGAATAATCTTGCTTTCAGGCATATTCATGTGGATCGGCACAAAGTCAGGCTCTAAGGCTTCGAGCCAAAAATAGATATTAGCTTGAGCCTCTAATCCTTTCGCTTTACCTTTAACAAGTTGAGCAAACACTTCACCATCACGTAACCACGTTCTGACCAGTAAACGCTCTAATACAGGGCGACTAAATTGCCCGGTCACTTCGGGTAGTACTGACCACTCCGCCCAGGCTTGACGAATTTGTGAGGCTAAATCTTCATGAATTTGCCCTGCACCATCGAGAGGCTGAGGCTCAACAATAATGCCTTTTGCCCCGACAATGCGCTCTTCCATCTTATCGAGAATACCGATAGAGATATCATGATTGTTATCTAGCCATCGCGCTTGCTCGCGTAAGGAAGTACCACCAAATTGCGTCAATTGGTTTGCATTACGATTTTCACGTTTAGCGGGATGAGTTCGAGTGGGCAAAACGGCTTCATAAGCTTTAATTTGTAAGCGAGAGCGGAGACGCGAGGCTTGCCAGTTTGGGGCAAAATAACCAATGGCGCTGTCTAATAATGTCATCTAAACCTCGCAAGTTTATACATTGGATTGCCTCGTTTTCTCGATATCAATGCCGACAAACGAGATTCCCAACGCTCACGACCTTTTATGATCTCGTTGAGATTTTCCATTGTCATGGCTTGTCCATTAAAAGTGATGGATTTGCCTTTTAATACCGCCTCTTCCGCTAAACGGTATTGCTCAATCATGTGTTCAATTTCTTCTTTTGTCATATCCAGCCTCCGCTGTTTGATACCGGTGCCCATGCTGATACGGCAGGCGTTTCCTGTTTTGGGGTTTCGGGTGAGGGTTTTATTTCAGGTTCTATGGCGATATCGGCAATTGGCGAGGAGGAGGAAAGTGTCACATCAGGCAACCTTGCCCATTTAGGCGGTTTTTCCCAATTGATCCCTTCGTACCCCTTTAATATTACCAAGGCATGGGCGTAAACCATTAGGTCAAATGCCTCATTAGCGCCTCGACCCGGTTTTTCCCAATGCCCTTTTTCATCACGCTCTTCATACGTCAACTCGTCATAGAACGATTCATCCAACCAATCAGGGAAATGGATATAGTTAGGCCCTACGGTATCGCGCGATAACGCAGAACTGATCCGGTCCTTAAGTTGGTCAGTTTGCAGTAAATAAAGAGGCACATCCCCTTTGGCTTGGGCGCGCCGTTCAGAACGACTGGTGTTATCGGGGAATGACTTGGTGATTAACTTACTGCGTTTATGCCCGTCACCCTTAAAGAGATAGACTTTACGATGCAGTCCCTCTTTTCGACAGCGACGCCAAAATTTATAGGCATTATCAGTAACGCCATCTTCACCGCCGGAGTCTACCCCCAACATCATGATCCCCATCTCATGGTGAGGATAGTGCTGTAATGGGTAGGTTTTCTCTAATACATCGGTAATTAATACCTGCCAATCCTCAGGGTAAGAGCCCGGATCAATTCGCCGGCATTCACCGTTATTGTCATAACGTAGGGATTGAGTGATTTCAAAGCGGTCAATCACCCAGCGTTCGCCTTTTTCGCCATAACCGACCACTTGCACCACAAAGCGACGTTTTTTACCACCTTGCACGTCAACCGTGGCAACCAAGAACCGCACGCCTTCTGGTACCACTGACTCATCCCAACTTTCCGTACGATTAATCAGTTCATCACTCCGGCGCTGTTCTTGTGCTGTACGCGGTAAATAAGGCAAGCCCCAGTCTGTATTGGTGACCGCTTTTAGGGTTTCTTCACTGCCGGTTGATTCGTATTCTTGTTCTGCAGTTAGTAACTTATAAACTAACTGAGACAACGTTTGATAAGCAGCTGCTGGGCCTTCCATCCAAAAAGAGGCAATACGCGAACGACGCCCTGTACCTGATATCCTTCCTTGCTTATCAATGGACTGTCCTTCAATCAACCACACCCCTTTATTATTGAGCTCCCGTTTTTGATGGGGTTCGATACGACCTAAACAGTGCTGACACTCCACATACGCAGATTCACTTGCTTCTACGGGATCTGGCTTGTCACGATATCCTTTTACCGCATCATAAATAGGCTGAAAATATTCGTGGCAGTGAGGACATTGCCAGTACCAGCGACGGCGATCACCCCGATTATAAAGTGATAAAATACCCGTTGTGGGCGGAGCTTCGTGAGGAGACAAACGACGCCATTTAGTATCGGTAATATCACGCCCCGGAGAGCTTTCTACCAGCGTCATACCCGCAGACATAAAAGTGGTTGTCCGTTTTGAGGCTAAAGAAAAGCCATCTCCTTCACCATCAATATCTTCGGGGAAACGGTCATAATCGGTGAGTGCCACACACTTAAAGTCAGATGAGGACATCACATTAATCGATGGCCACCCCATTTTTAAAAAACTGCCCGATAAAAAGTATTTATCAAACACGTTGTTATCGTTACGACGAGGGCTGAGTTGTTTGCTGACTTCAGGACTGCAACGAAAGGTGCGAGAAAGCCGTTTTTTACTGTGCTCTTGTGCTTTATCTTGCGTCATTTGCACCAGCAACATATCAGAAGGATCGCACACAATATTGTAAATCACCCAGCCATCAATTAACCCGACCGTCTTTCCTGTTCTCGCAGGACCCACAAATATCACTGCATCATAGAGCCGTGACGATAAACAATTCATAGGTTCAACAATGTAAGGAGATACTGCCGGATCCCAAGGAACCGAGTTACCCGCTCCCACAGGTACACGCATATATTTTGCCACAGCATCCGCAACTGGCATTCGCCTCGGTGCTTTAATGAGTTGAGCCACATTTTTTCTTAATGTGGTTGCTGACACTGTTGCTGTCATAACTCATCCTCATCGCTCTCTTCATCATCCGACTTATCACTTAAAACTTGATGTGCTATCTGGTCGCGGAGATCATCAATAATACCTTGTACGCGAGATACAGCTGTCGGTGTTAACGCGCAATCACGTTCTAATATGTCAGGTAGCGTTTCTAACACTTGCACCATCGCTTTAGCCAGTGCTGAATATTCTCGTGCAACCTCTGAGGCAGGCAATAACTCCCCCACTTCTTGTTCAAACTTCAAACGCTCCCGCTCAGACTGATACCATGCCTTCCGATCTTGAGGTAGCATTTCCTGATTTTCGACAGGGGCTGGCGCCTTCATCATTTCAGATAAAATATCAGTGAGTGCGTAGAGTTTTAGATTTGAACTATTGCCCGCAACAGGCTCTAAATGGTTAAGACGGGCGGAAGCTGTTTGTCGATGGACGCCAGAAAGTGCTGCTATCTGGCTGATATTGAGCTTTAAGTGTTTGAGTTCTTTGTCCATATTTCATTTGTTTTATTCCACTCCCGGAAGATAGATTTGAGCTTCATTAATAATTCGCTCTCTTGCCATTAGCAGTAATTGTTTTCTACCACCAACTCCCCAATTAGCCATTGTCCTTGCACAGTGACTGACATTTTTAGTTTCCGCATTAATGACATGATCTAGCTTGTTCAATTTAGACATAACATCTAAACCTTTTCTCGTCGCATCTTTAAACGTGTTGTAGACAAGAATTTCAAACTCAGGCTTTAACCAAGCTGCATACCGAATAACAACTAACTCTAAAGCCCAAGTTCCCTGATTAAGTCCACCTTTAATCACTTTAACCGATGCACTTTTTGTTGCATCGCTTAAAGCTTGAACAAACCGCTTTACTTGACGACTCTTCAAAAATGCACCGGGTCTTTGTGATTCCGTTGCTTTACCATCCGCAACAGCAGCCGCATGCAGATCATTTAAGTTATATCTACCCTCACTATCAACACGGACAGATACACCATTAATACTGACTCTTGGATATTGCATAACGTATTTCCTACATTTGAAATGAACCCTCGTTCACATAGAAAATCAGCCCGTCGAAGCTCGCCAGCCATAACTGACTTCCTCGAAGGCTCATATCAAAGTGATTGGATCCGACGTTTTAGTGATTGCGCTGTGAATGCGCAGTGAAATGAGATGTAAAACAATAAAAGTGAGAGTTAAAAGCTTGAGTTAGTGATGAATAAAAAACAAAAAATTTCATCACTGTTATTTTT